TATAATCGGAATCTTTTTTCATTGCTTCAAAATGCTGTCTCGCATCATCTAACGCATTATATAATTGAGTTCCTTCTTTCGCTCCCAAATTGACAGCCTCGCACACATCAATTACAGACCGAACCAAATCTTGTGGCACATACATCCCCTCTTTTGGTTTCATAAGCATCTGACGCATCTGTTTATGTAACCGTCGAATCTTATTCTTTGCTTCTGTCTGTTTTTTCTGCTCCGATAAATTCTTACGGTACTGACGATTCTCAATCTTCATTTCCGCTATCTTTTTCACCTGACTCTTTTTCAACCGCTCAATGTAACGCTTTTGCTTATCAATCTCATGCTGATACTTACGAATCAGTTCTCCGTTTTGTGTCGTCTCAATCACATTTGCATAATCATGTATCTTAGCATACGCCTCTCGGATTCTCTGATTCTTATTCTTTATCTGACCATCCATACTGACTTTCAAGCCTTCCAAAAATTGTTTCTCACACTCTTTCCGATAGTCCTGCAGCATGGTAAGATATACCCGATTTGCCTCTTTCCATTCACGCTCCACTGCCGCATCCGCTTTATCCTTAAAAGTTGCTTTTTGTGGCACATTGCTCATTTCCTTATAAATGTTTAATGCAAGGTCATAAGATGCCTGCTCAATATCCTCTCCGTATGCATTACGATATGTTGGCCGCAATCCATCTAATACAGTCATAACCTCTGCAATCATGTCTCCATCGTTCGTATCTGCCTTAAACAATTCCGGATATTTATCGCTTAGTTCTCCCCAAACCTGGTCGAGACTTGTCCCATCTTCAACGATACGAAGCCGTCCAAAGTTGCTCTTTCTAAATTCACCCATGCTTCCATACAAATAATTCACTTCACTTTTCTGCGCTTCTGATAAAGCCAACTTTGTTTTACGGAAGTAATCACGCAAATCCTTATATTCGTTATACAATGTCATATCTTTGGTCGTACTCTTCTCCAATACACCACGAGCAATTTCCGATGTAATTTTTAATGCTGCATCATAATCGGCTCCCTCTTCATTCATATAAGCATACAGCTTCGTCAGGTTATCACGAAATGTTTCTGCATCAAAGGACGAATGATATTTTTTCAATATTTTTTTACACACTACCTCTACACGTGCCGGTTCCGGAACTGTTCTCTTTCCGGGTTTAAATTCACTCTCCAGTGTTTCAACTACTTTTCTTAACTGGTCGTTTTCATGTACCAAACTTTCTTCCGTAGACATAGTGTCTGATAACGAACGACGTAATTTTTCCGTACGTTCCGCCACTCGAATGGAATGTTTTTCGCCTTCCTCGGATATAATATTCTTGACAATCTTTTTATATTGTGCTAGATTGTCTTTATAATCCTGATGAAGTACGTTCCCTCGGAATTGGACCGTTGGACCCACTGCTTTATCAGGATTTACTTTTACGATACGGTTCTCCTTTCCAGCTTTTTCGACATAATTATGAAGAGCTTCTTTTCCATACATGCTTAACATAATATTAGCATCTAGCGTTGCTGTTTTCTTTCTTCCTACCCCATTTGGCTTAACTGCTGCAATGACAACATTTCCATTCTTATCAACAACAGAAGATACCATTACCAAATCTGCATTATTTTCTTTGTTATTGGATTTAATTATCATCCATGGTCTTTCAATGTCTTCCAACACTTGCATAAACTTTTCTTTACCTAAATTATGATAATTTCTTATTTTCTTATATCTTGCACCCTTATCTTTCTTCTCGTTAATCACACTATACACATGTTGGTTCGTCATAAGCATCGGAAGGTCATTCCAGCCTAATTCTTTCAATGCTTTCGTTGTTTCCCCCAAATAAACATGCGTATAATCTTTTGGTACGGTGTCATTTAGCACATCATCTATCTGCTTATCCAGATCAACACTAATAGAGTAGCGAATGTCCTTGTTTTCCTTTGTTGGATTTTCATTCGTTATCTGTTTAATCTGTTCACTGTAAAACGGAATTACTACCTGATGTATAGTTCCACCTTGTTTTCCACCTTTATCAATGATACCATCATATCCGTTTTTCTTTAATACATCTGTTACAAAATCAGGAATACTGGTCCATGAATATGTTGTCCCATTTTTTATATCATTTTGCAAGCGACTTACAAACTCCTCCGGAACAACATTATTCTTATCCCACATATCCGCTTCATTTCCAACAGTAACTTGTGCATTTTCTGCAGCATCTTTTATTTGTTCAAACATATCTGTAGATATATCCGTTGTATCAAATGGTTTTGTCACATTCAAGTACACTTCGTAAACCTTTTCGTCCCGATAATCTGGATTGTAATATTCTACATTATCAATTCCGACCATTTTTAACACTTGTCGAAAATCGTCCTCCCTATCGTATAGTTCACCATCGTCAAGCCACGCCTGCACTAATGCTTCTAAGACATTTCCATTGTTTTCCCGGAGCAGATACGAATCAAAATTACCATTTCCATAATCCACATCCGGATTATAAATAATTGTTTCGTAATCATCATCAAAACAAATATGTCCTGCCTTCTCTCCCAATTCTTTCTTTTCCTTTGCAGATAATGTATTCCAAAGTTCACCAACAGATATATCTTCTCCGTTATGTTTTACACGAAACTGTGTATGATAATCGTTATATCTTTCGTCATAATCAAGCGATGTATCTTTCTTATCTTTTGAATAATTTTCTGCAATTTCCTGGTTATCCGTAAAATAGGCCATTGGACCAGATGTTGCCCTATTAGGGTCAAAATAATATCCTACACGGTCCGCTCTTCCGGTACCATGATACATTACTTTCAAGTTTCCATTCTCATCAATAATCTGACTATCCTTAAAAAATTCTTGCTGTCCCTTCGATAAATTATGTCCTTCATTATCTACTGTAATAGAATGTTTTACTCCACTGCTTTCTTGCATACTATTATTGACATTTTGTAATTTATTGGATATACTAATATCACTAGAAGATGAATGTGCAGACCCTTTATAATAAGGGTGGGTACTTGTACTTGACCCTTGGCTCACATTCATCTTCTTTATATTTAAACCGTGAATGTAAAAACTGGTTCCTTTTTTTGTATTTTTTAAGTCTATTGTCACTTCATAATCTACACCTCCAACATTTATCATGCTTCGCAAATACGAAAATGTAATATTACTCTTCTTATCATGGTAATTTGCTGCATCGTTTGCCCTTACTTCTCCGTACTTAATCATATTGGCCAAATACTTCATTGAAACAATTTTAGCAATTTTCAAATCATTATCTAAATTCAGATAATAACTATCCTTTCCAAATGTTTCTCGTATACCCGCCTTATAAATATATACGTCTTTGCCAGTATCCAAATTATGAATCGGTTTCTGTATATCTGATGTTGATAAATACTTCTTTTCTAGATACTTTCCAACTTGCTTAATAACCTGATACTTTTTACCTATATATCTAGATTTTATTCCCATTTGTTGTAATACATCATCTATTTCTTCTTGCTTGATTTTAATATCTGGCATATATCCACCAAGCCTTACACTATTTTTCTTTGTCGTCTTTTCTGTCGTATTTTCTGTCTTATACTTCTCTCCAGCCTTATCTACAGCATCCATAAACAGCTTACGGATTTCCTCCTTTTGTTCCACTTTCAGTTCTGCTGCCATTCTGGCCGCCTTTGTCATAGGGGTATCATCAATATATTTTTTTATCTTTTCAAAGACATGCTTTACCAAATCAGCAATTTTCTGAAATACATTTTTCTTCTCATTTGCATCCAGCTTCGCATCTTTCATTACCCAGTCAATAAACGCCTTCGCACCCTGTTCATCATAAAACACACCACTAACTGCGTCGTTCAGCATTTCCCCTGCTGCCTCTTCATATGATTTTGCTCCCTCTGCCTCTTCGTAAGCCTGCTGGTATGTGGCAATCAAAGAGTGCACGTCTTCTACACCGTGCTTTTCCACCATATAATTCAAAACAACGCCCATCAGTTTCTGATATTCATTCTCTGACATTACAGAAGCAAACTCCAGTGACTCATGGATGACCACTCCGAATTTATTCTCGGCATCCTCCGCAAAAACCATTTCTCCTTTTTCCATATCCAGCATACCATTGATGGTATATGCCTCATTCTCAGACAACGTATCTAAATCTTTAATTTTCAATCCTGTCTTTTGCGCAAGAGTTTCCTTGAGCCTTCCAAAGTCATTCTGATCCGCTGATTGACTTCTCGCATCCTCATACGTTCCACCATCTTTTTGTTGCGCCAGCGCAACTTTGCTTTCTGCCTCTGCTGTCTTTGCATTTTCTCCATGAACTTTGCCAAGTTCATACGCAAGACGCATGGCTCCTTTGTCACTCATTACACGAAATGATTTGGATGCCTGCATCATTTTGTCAAAGCTGATGCTTCCCAATCTTCCCATACGATACGCCATACGGAAATTATTCGCATAGATACCGGCATTATCTTTTCCGTTGTAATAATCTACGAGCGCAGTAGCGGCCGCCGCATTATCCATCTTTGATGCAATATTAAACAGATTCTGTGTTCCTTCATCCTGAAAGGACAAATCAGCAAGGTCTACTACCTCTCCATCCGTAGTCTCTACGGTAGCGGTCTCTTTCCCAATTTCCCGAAATCCTTTTACCTTTACTTGTTCGTCAGATGCCGTAAATGCCGCATTCTCTGTCTTTCTAAAATTAGCATTCGTAACATTCTGCTTTGCCTTTTCCGGCTGTAGTTCTTGTACCTCAACCGGTCGCTGATTCCGTTCCATTCCCTCGTCAAGATTCACACGATTGAATGTAGTATCTATATTAGCAGTAGCATCTTCCTCCTGCTTCGACATAGACTCCTTCTGCATCATCTCGCTTTTTTGATTCAGAGATACTGTCCTTTTCATTGCATTTGAAACAGAGGCATCCATAATGTCATACAATGCCTGTCGCTCCGGTTCAAATGTTGCATATTTACTCTTTTTAACCAGTTCCTGCGCTTTCTCACGTGCCATCTGGTCAATTTCCACTCCCAAACTATCCGGCACACCACGAGTAGCATCTTCATATGCTCTTGCAAGTTCTCTGCTCGTTCTTGCTTCTGTAAAATTATTTTCAGCATTTTGCATGATGTCTACTGAAATTTTACCGTATTTTTCTGTATCATCTTTTGCCTTCTCGTAAGTGTCCATACCTCTTTTTGCAGCATATGCAAGTAAATCTGTACCTTCCTTTCCCTCTGTAATCGATGTCCCATTCTTTTTCACTAATGACTCATACTGTGCTTTCGAGTACACATTTGCGTAAGTGCCAAAAAGTGTGCCAGAAAAAGCGCCTGCTGCCGTGTCCTCTGCTACTTGTATCCAAAAGTCTTTCCTTGCATTTTTCTTCGCCTCATCTTTTGACATTCCCTGCTGAATGTAATTTTTCACATTTGTATTATACTCACTCTTGCTACCATTCACAGCACGGTCAACAAATGCATTGGCAAAATCAGAAGCTGCCTCTTCCGACCCTTCTACCGCACCCTGCCTTACAAGGTTCCTTGCAAAATCACGAAAATGTTTCGGATTCGTTGTTTTTAACGCGTCAAAACTATCCAACGAATACTTTTCACTCGCCCACTCTGCCAAACCGGCTCCTAATCCGGTAATCAAAGACTGTCCGGCACTTCCTGTTCGCTCATAGGTATCCATGTAGGACTGGTTTGCCGCATTTGCTCCCATCAACGCACTAGCTGCCCCACCTGCTAACTTGGTTCCCTTAAATCCTTTCGTCACAAGAATATCCGCAGCAGAATCAACCGTGGACATTCCGGCGTTATAGACAAACTTACCAATATCATTATCAATACCTTCGGATACTGTCTGTCTTACATTGTTCGTATAAGAACTGTATGGGTGGCTGGCATGATTAATGGGATAAGACTTATCTGATGATAGGTTTTTAACCGCATGATTTACATCCTCTGCAAGTTCCAACGGTGAAAGCAAGTTTGACCCCACACTTAACGCACTGGATACTACCGGATGTTCGTCTGCTATTTTTTTTATACCTTCATCCCATACCTCCTGTTCTTTATTATCAGTGTTAATGTTCTCGCTATCGATAATGTAATCTACATCAATTCCTTTTTCTTTTAATTCCTTTAACCTAGGAAATTTTTCATATGCTTGTGACAAAAACCCCGGAATGATACTTGCTTCCAGTTTGCCCTGTATCGTCGGCACTAAATTGTTTACTAAATGTTTTTTATCTGCACTGTATTTTCTTTTCTCTACCCACACATAATCTGCTGCCTTTTTTACTAACTGCTTATCGGCATCCCCCAGCTTGTCATATTCATGCTCCAGTTCTACTCGTGGCTGATTACTTTCCAGTTCTGACATATACTCGACATTATCCTGGTACTTATTCCACAAACTGGTGTATTCCTTGTAATCTTCCCACGATACACCTTTTTTCCCTAACTTTTCCTCAAAATCTTTTGGCTGAACTTTTTCCCATTCTCCCGAAAATCCCCGTTTAAACAAACCACTATCCGCGATTTTTGACTTAAACAAGTCTTTATTTTTCTTCGCATTTGCAAGCGCAGTTTGAATTTCATCATAGTTCATTTGTGATGGATTTCTGTATGTATTACCAGATGAAGTCCGAAATAACTGGTTTGTCTTTTCCGCATTATTATTGCGAACATTACTTCCATTTGTGCTCTGCTGTTCTCTCTGCTTTCTTCTCTGCTGTTCCTGTTTTTCCCTTTGTTCCCGTCTCGGAATTTCCGACAGCATATTATTTTCTGCCTTTGCTGCATTGCGAATCAGCGTATTGGTTCTCTTATACTTTTCGCTGTTCTTTTGCGTTCTTTCTTTAATTTCTACTGCTTTCTCTGCCAATCGACGATAGCGGGATTCTGACTGATTCGTATAGTCGGTATCCGAATACTTTTTATCCTCACCATAATAAGAATCAGCCTTTGCTCTGGTCTCACTGGCTATTTTTTGTCCCTGCATATCTCTTTCATACAACTTGTCCTGGCTCTCAAAATAATTTGATATAATACTCCCGGAACCGGATGCATGATTATTCTGTTTCTTTTTCTTATTTGCCATAATATATATTCTCCTTACTTTTTCTTTTTGCTTTTCTTTGAGGACTGTTTCTTTTTGTTTTTATTCACCTGTTTTTCCAAATAGTCATTGTAAGAGCCTACTGTCTGTAACTCCCTGCTGCTAGGCAGCTTCCGCATAAAATCAACATAGGATAATGTAGTCTTCGCATCTGCTCCGGCCGCCACTGCACTGTCATAGGTTGGATATTTGCTTAACCCTCTCGTAGTAGTTCCATCAGAGGTTATATATGTCGGTAAATCTTTTGCTGTATATCCCAATAAAACACTCCATACATAATTGCTTTGATCAGCAGATAACACGCCACTCTTTTCCATATTGTTCAAATATTCTGCGATACCCTGCGTGTCATTGTTCTTAGCCAGTTCCTTAACCTTCGACTTAATATCTGTTGGAATCTTAATTCCACTAGTCGAAGCAGAACTTGTACCCGATGACCTCTTTTTACTAGCTACTGCAGCGGCGGCCTTAGCTTTTTTTGATAACTGGTAATCCTTATTCTGCCAGTAATTGGATGCGTTCTGCTGCTGTCTCCACTGGCTGTTGCCATTTTGCTGTTCATACTTCCACTGCTGATTAGATACATTCGCGGTATAGTTGTTAAAATCGTTATTATATGCCGCATCATATCGGTTCGCATAATAATTTCTGTCATCCTGCCAATCGCCAACCTTGTCCCGATACTTCGCATAATCGCTTTCGTCAAGTCCCTGATACATGGACAAGTCGGATCTCTGATTATCCAAATCCGTCTGATACCGGTTATACGCTGCCTCGTACAAACTAGGAATTATATTATTCAAGGCTGACATGTTTTCCTGATACGCAAGATTGCCGGCTGTAGCTGCATAAGAGTTTCCATATCCTCCGGACAATGCGGCCGCCTGCGCCGTTGCATTCTGCATCCCTAACTGTGCCTGCCTCTGATACTGGTCCTTATAATTCTGATACAAAGCATCCTTTGTATAGTCATAGGAAAAACCTTTGCGATTTGCAATCGCATCCGCCAATCCGGTTATCTGTGTTCCATACTTACTGGTATAAGCTGCCGGCCTTGCCTTCTCCGTCTTTTGCAACGTACTCTTTGCGGCGTTTACTGCTTTCGATGGCGTATAAGACTTTATTGTCGGTGTCTTCACAGTTGTTGCTTTGGTGATTGTTATTTTACTGCTACTGCTCTTCTTTTTCGCCATAATCCTCATCCTCCTCTTCTATGATGGGTTCCTCTACCACCGGTTCCGAACCCCATATTGCAAACACGGCATTTACCACATTTTCTGTCTGCTCCTTCAACAATTCTTCTCTTCCGGATACGGAATTGAGATAGGTTCGTCTATGATTCTCTCCAACCTGAGATTTCACTTCTCCATCAATTAGTACCTTTCTTGTTAAGATGCTCACACTCTCTGTCGACAACATATCTACCGTTTTTTCTTCGTTAATTTCCATTTCAATTCCTCCTCGTTAAGCCTTTCTATACCAACCGTATACATACCAACTGTCATATGTTTTTCCGGAAGCGTATGCCCCGTTTTTAACATAATAGGAACTGCTGCCACTAATTTCATTAAATGGAGCATTTGTTCCACTACTACCTGAAACAACACCAATCGGATAAACCTGAGATGGCCGATTATGATTAGGTTCATATGGCAGTCCACTGATATGGTGACAGGCATAACTGCTGGTTGTCAGTATCATAGCCTCAACGAAAACAATATTTCCAACTCTATAATAATTTCCCATAGCCGCTGCAATTGACGTTTTAATCTCATTACTTGTTGTGTTAAATAATCTAGGCGTCCACTGTCCTTCTTCATAACTCATTCCGGCATCACCTTTTTCTCCCTTTTCACCTTGGTCGCCTTTCTCACCACGAGATGGTTTTCCAGTATCCAAAGTATCTAAATACCAATTTCCATTATCACCTATCGTCGGCGTAATTCCATTCTCGCCATCTTCCCCCGGCTCCCCCTTTAACTCTCCGCTATTTAATTTCTTTACCATATTGTCTGCAATCTCTTTTGCTTCCTTTGCCATCTTTACAGTTTCCTGCACTTGACTAAATTTCTTTTCTGTCTCAGAAGTCATATTATCCAGTTCAAGATTATTTAAGATATAACTTAAATTATCTATCAGACGTATTATCCATGAATTCAACTTCTGAATATTTTTTTCATCCATACCATCTAATTGGATAGGGTCAAATTGTAACGTAGCCATTAATATCCCCCCTGTTCCAAAACTTTGGAAATGCTGTAAACCCTTGCATCCCCTTTCCCTCTTAAGCGGATTCTCATATGATCACATCGAATCGGAAATATGGGTATTTCAAAACTCCGCATTGTTACAAAAGAAGGCGTATCTCTCCTGCTTTGTTCATATTTAGACTCCATATGTGCAGCCTCCTCCCATACTCCACAGGAATCATACATTACATCTACATCTAATTCTGAATCTAACGGCAAAGACAACCTCAAACATATTTTTGATATATACTTGTTATTGGGATAGCTTATCCCTATCAAGCCGGTTTCCGCACTCCACTCAAGTATTGTTTCCAGTCCTTCCTCTGTCGTGTAATCCCTTGATGTAATCTCCATCACTTTTCTATCATTCATATAAAGCAAAGACCCATCCAGGTTTACGAATTTATCCATACTGCATAAAGATGTCTCATCCTCTTTGTGCCACATTCCTCTGCTCGAATCATACACAAGTGTCTCGTAACGATTCTTGCGTATATTTTTCCCGTGCATATAGTATTTAGCACCCAGTGCACCTGCCCTTACCTTTTCGTAGCGTTCTCCACCTAATGCTGCACTAATTGATACCGGAGCACTTCCGTCATACGCACACACATCCTCGCGTGATTTGTAATACAATATTTCATTCACAAGCACCAGACTTTCCGAACACCCCTTTTGCACACCGCGGCATCGCTGCGTATTAATCTGATAATTTGCCGGATAAGAACCGTATACCTTATGAATACAATCCTCTTTGAAAAACAAAACTTGTCCGCCGTATGCTGTACATCCGGTAAATTCTCCATCACTGCCGACCGTTGCCGCATATGAATCTGCCGCAGTACCCAGATAAGAATACCAATTTGTCATATCTCCCTGCTTACAGCAGTAAATTTCATGTTTCTCCGAAGAACACCCCCATATACGGTTATCACTTTCACACACATAATCCATATCCGGAACACTACGCTTCAATGTAATTACTCCAGTTTGTGTTGTATTATTGGTAAGCAGAGCCGTTACAATGATGAAATCATCCTTTTTATCCCAGATTGCCATATCCTGATTAAACGTATCAGCAATGCTTCCCGTCACACCATCAATCTTCACTACGTCATATTTTTCAAACGGCTTCCCTATGCCCGGATTTGATATTTTGGTATAACTTGTAGCCACTGCCGTCCACTGGTTTTCAGATTCACTCCACAACTTCAATGCATTTGGTGTTGTCCCAGTATCCATCCAGTAAATGGCACCATTAGAGCATGTAGTTATCTTTGTCCATGTAGTCGTATACTTTTTAATCACATGCGGTGTCGATGATGTATCCAGCCACAAATCATCTGCCTTCGGTGATTGAGGTGCCGCTGTTCCAATAGACGGTGCCTTTGTAATAGGGGTAATATCTGCCCCATCCAGCGTACACATGGAAAATGTTACCGTTCCTGCCGTTGCCTTTGATGCCTCCATATCTTTAAGCGTCTTGTCATTTGTATTAAATATCTTTTTGTCCGGCCAAATAGCCACATACGCCCCCATACCACACATTACTTTGGGATTTTTCACAAGCTGACCAATAATCTGCCAATCGTTCATTTCTTTGTCTGTATATACTAAGTTGCCATCCTCCACAAGCAAAATTCCGTTCTTCGCATACATTCCATAGATTTCTCCGGTACGAAACAGCATTTTCCTCTTTCTTCTGGGTGCCAGTGCCGGGTAATAATCGGATGTCATGTTCTTCTCCATATAAAATTCATTTTCCCCACAATTCATGGCATGGTTGTACCCGCCAAAAGCAGATATCATATCCCTTGTTGTTTCCATTTCTGTAGCTGGTGTTATTGTCAAGGTTACACCCCCGTTCTTTTTGGCTGCATTGGCATATGATTCCGAATATACCAGTTCTTAAAATCCTGATACCCATTACTGAATACCGCAATCTGGTTATTGTACATTCCCATATCACGGTTATAAAAGTCGATTTGAGCCATCAAATAATCAACGTACACTTTCGCGTAGGTATCCGGTATTAATAGGTCTTCATTCATATGTTCTTCATCATATCCATCAAATACAACGTCCACATTTTCTTCATACCTGCTAATTACCTCATCATAAACTTGTCCATCAAGCATCGATAACCATTCAATTTTTTCCATGTCCGAAAATCGGTTTGGTCTTAACCGGTCTGCTTTTTCAATTGCTTCCTGCACTCTCAACTTTCTCACCTCAACCTAAAAAAAGCGGGGAAGGTCACTGCTTCCCCGCAACTTTCCTCTTATCAGGGGAACTAATTGCTTTCATTTTTGGCTACTAACTCAGAAATCTTTGTTTCTGTTTCCTCGTCTGCTTTTTCAGAATTACGCAATACCTCAGCCACATAATATGGCACCTCAACTTCCACTCCGCGCTGAATGCGGAATGTAGTTCCGTTTACAACTACGGTAACGTCTTCCGAATATTTATCCTTGTCTTTAAACAATTTAATCTTAACCAAACGCGTAATATCGTCCTTTTTTGCTGTTGCCATGATTCTTCCTCCTTTTTCAAATGGGTTCCCCTCGAAAAGAGAACCCATCCTCTTAGTTTGCTGTTACTGTGCCGGCTTTAAAACCACACGACTCAATACGAATCATGTACTGTTCCACCAGACGCTCTGCCGTCTTAATAGCTTTCCAGCCAACCGTTGAACGCTGATTCAACGGGTCTTCTCCCGAACCCAGCTGTTTGACAATATGCTGTAATCCGCCACCTTCTACTTCGGTTACACCATAGGCGTGTGCTGCTATTACCATTGTGCAGTAAACCGCCAAACCTTCCGGACAAGTTTCGTCTTTCAGAATTTTGGCTTCTGAATTTTCTACGAAACGGATATTGCCAATGCGTCCGATTTCACCCTTCCACATCTTATCCGGTGTCGTGTACTTATTCCACTCCTCAAATCCCTTTGATGTTTTCACATCATAAGCAGCGTTCGGATGAATAACACATACAAAGGCATCCTCTATTGTTTCCGCGTTTACACTTCCAAGATAGGCTGCTGCCTGCAAAAAGATATCTACATTCAATTTGCAGGTTCCATCCAATGTCTTTCTTGTAAGGACCTCTGTGCCGTCCGATTTAGGTGCATACATTACATTGGTGCCGCCGCTAATTACATCACGCGTAATGGTATCTAATGTACGTCCAGCCTGCGAACCACTTAACTTTGTAGCCTGCACCACATTGTTATCAATTGCTGTGAGTTCCAGCACATCCGTAAGAGTGATATAATCACCGTACTGCTGTACCTCGGATTTAACCGTGGTCACCTTCATCTTACTACCATCCGGTGTCACGCCTTCCTGCAAAGGTTTCGTATTCTTCGGTAACGAATCATACTTTCTAAATTCGATTACCTTACCACCGTTTTTCGGAATTGGATATTTATCACCAAACTGGTCAAACACCAATTTGGGCTCTGCCATCGTAATCAGAGATTTTTCATAAAACTCTTTCATCTCGGCGGTCATTCCCGAGTCACTTGTCGTATTTGGATTTAAATTCCCTGCAAACATCTGTAAAGACATTCGTTTTGCCAATTTTCTTGCTCTGTTCATTTTGCTTACCTCCATTCTGCACATCGGTCAGAATGTAATTTTCTCACCGCGTGCGGCTCTTTTTGATAACTCATCGATATCTTTTGCTGTCAACTTACTTATGTCAATTTTCTGTTCTACCGGCTTCGAGGAAACATTCGTCCCATTCTCAGGAGGACGCAAGCCTTTCGCGCGAATACCATCCGTAACACGCTCCGCTGTTTTAGCTGATGCCATCTGCATAGCTCCTCGCATGATTTCATCGTGATGCGCTACTTCGTACGCCGTTCTTACATCAATGCCATTCTGCAGCAACTGCAGGAAGTCTTTATTCTCAACCTCCTCATCAAAGCTAAAATCCGGATAAATTTCCTTTAATGCGTCTGCCTCTGACATCCACTTGCTATACGTTTCATCTGCCTGACGAATTCTCTGCGTCTCCTCAGCCGCTCGTCTGAATTCTTCATTCTGTTTTTCCAAACGATAGAATTCACGATACTGTTCCGTGGACATTCCCTTTGCCATGGCACGCTCTTCGAACATGGAATCATCTTCTTCCAATGCCCTTAACATGTCATCCGCATCTGCGGTCTTGTCCAATCCATATCGCTGTGCCACAAAATCAAGGACTTTCTGCGATGATGATAACCGCTCTTCCATTTCCTTGGTCTGCTTAAATCTGTCGTTAATTACTTTCTGAACACTCTGGTTATATTCATCTTTGAACTCCCCTTTAATCATGTTCTTCCACTTGGTTCCTCTGTCCTCTGTACTTTCCTCACTGGTATCTGTCTGTACCTGGACAGTCTGCTGGTCGCTCTGACCCTCTAAGCCATTCTCAACCGCTGCGCCTCCTGCTTCTCCTGCGCCCTCTGCAAACAACTGCAAATAAATTTTGTTTTTCATAGGTTTCATTCCTCCATCGTCTTTCCGAAGTGTCGCTACCATCGTCTTTCCGAAGTGTCGTTTCCATCGTCTTTCCGAAGTGCCAGTGGTTTTCACATCACTACCATATCACGGTTTAAATTTTGTTTACCCCCAAACTCCCATGGTTTTTGAAATTAAAATTTTTATGTACTCCGGATACTGTTCTTCCAGAGCAAGCAAAGCATCTATAACCATACCAAACACAATGTTCGCTCGTAACTTACTTCTGTACGCCGTACGAATCATAGCAAGTCCGCTCTTGACTTCCACCTGCTGCCCCGGATACATTTCTTCATGATTTTCAATTTCGTTTGCCAGCATACCAACAATTACGGATACTGCAGCACATACAATATCCTTCCCATGTTCCGCATAACCGGCATGTCCCACTACATTCAATTCAAATTTTTCTTTGGACCACACAATTTGTATACTTAACATACTAATACTCCTATACACTCGCCATACTGCTTGCCTGCTCTTTTGCTCCATCCAAACGCTCACTCTTTGTCATGGCTCCACCTAAGGAATCATTTTTCATTGTCTGTTTAGAATCCTGCCCCGGAGGATTTGTGTCACCACCATTTACGACCTCCTGACCCTGCATTCCAGTCATCTGCATCAATTGCTGTACCTGCTGCTGCAGTGCCATCAACTGCTGGTACATGGTTCCATTATTTTGGATTTTCATAATAATTTTTTCTTTGCCCTCAAACTCCATCATATCAAGGCATGCCAACGATGCATCCGCATTGCCGGGAGCGAAAAAGCCTTTATCATAAAACTGGAGAGCGAGTTCATTCTGCGCCATTCGTGAGTAAGTTGATTTCTTGGCCGCCGATACAGTAACGTCAAAGATCGGCAGTCTCTCTCCTACTTCAACGCCCATCTCTTCTCCACCATCCTGCGGAATCATGCCACCATTATCAAAAGTCGCAAATTGCTGTTCTCCTTTTTCGCCCAGTATGCGAAATTTACGTGGTTCATCATAAAACTGACGTATCAGTTCAATAACCATGTAACATTCTTCCATATATGCCCGATAGGTTCCTCGAATCATATCACGCGACAACTTACTTCCTGCCTCCTGCAAGGCGGCAATTGCCGTAGCAGCAGTAACACCACTTTGTGTACTTCCCTGCGAGAAGTCACGGTTACCTGATGTTTCTTTCAATTCGTTTATCTTTTCCTCTTTTACGTTGATACACTGTGTTGGCGGAACTACTGATTGCATTGGTTGAATATCATCCGGATTTCCGGTGTAGTGTACGACTTCCTTAGTCCAGTCGTTAAATTCATCCTCATTGATTCCTCCTGTGTCTTTTGAAAGGTATCTGGCTTTGCTTGCCTTGATAGCAGAATCCAATATTACCTGGTCTAATTTGTCAATATAAAGCTGTGGGTCTTTCATGATATCTATGTAACCAAATCCCACTGGTGTCCCCTCTTCCGGGAACATAACATCAAACACATACGGATACATCCCATGGTCATAATATCCTCTTTCTACATACTCCGGGTCATTTTCGGACGCATATAGAATCTTGTCATTTACGAATTTGCAGTAATGCAGTATATCCTTTGTTCCATTGTCTTTTTTGTAGTACCAATCTACAACATACGATTTCTCCGAAGTGTCGACATTTTCCGCGTTGATATATTTAGTTAGTACGATGTCACTTCCCGTCAAATCAATATCCGGATAACGCTGTTTTAAAATTTCGTTATCCATCAATTCCACATGGAAAAGGTTTGCAGATTCCTGAATCTTGTTAATACCCGGTTCCCAAAACAAATTCAGTATATCTATTTTGGCAATGTTGATATCACCAACGCCATTGTTCTTACGCGAATCCCATACTATCTTTTTCACACTGGCTCCCTGTTTCAGTTTGTACCATGCACAATCGTTATACGTTTCTTCGTATCGATTGTATTCAAGAACTACCGGCAGAATGGAGGTCAGTGTTTTCGCCGTCTGTTCATCGGATGACTCACGTGCCAGTACGGTAGGTTCCGGGAAGTTGTCCATCATATCCGCATGCTTGTTATTAATCGAGTTGTGCAGCCACGCAGAAACCGGCTCTGTCATTCCTTTCTTTTTTTTCTTCTCCTCCGATTCAACAATTCGCCAATGGCGTAATTTCCACCATTCTTCATTGGCTCTTATTTTTCTATCGAACCGGTCTTTCCCCTCTTTGTATTTCTTTAGGGTTTCCGCCGCTTTTCTCACATCATCCTCTGTCAGATTTGTGAGTTTTTCTTTCTCATACTGTTGCATTTCCTCTTGTGTGTTTGGTTCTCCGGCACTTCCATCCAATTCTGCCTGCGGTGTCGACTTTTCGACACTTTCAGGCATAGGTGTCCTCTGCTCTTCCATCTCTTTTTCTTTCTTTTGTGCAAATAATTGTAAATTCATATTCTGCCTCCTAAATCATATAAAATTCATATCTGTTTGCATCTTCATTTGATGTTGTCCTTTGATTCAAAGGATCATCCCCTATATGGTCACGCTCCAGCACATTTTTCCTTGGGGATATTGGATTATCCATAAGCACATACCTGCATTCGTCGTAAATATGGTCTTCCTGTGTAGTATCAATATCTTCCACATCACTCTCGCTATACACGAGTGCCGGGATTGTTCGGATAAAGTGTTTACATGTATCAAATACCTGGAACATGGTATCTCCATCTTCATCAAATGCCATCCGGTAATGATACTGCATCTTTCCGGCAAGTCTTGCATTATCGCCCGGACTAAAGAGAATGTTGTTTGGATGTTTCTCCATCATTTCCGCAATGGATTCACCACGTGAGCAATCCCATATGGACGGGTCTGCGATGCCTATTATCTTTTTGCCTTTGAGGTTTGGGTCCTCATTTTCAATTTCCCTAATGTGTTTTGCCTGCTGGGTTGGGTCTAACTCCAGTCCCACATTGGGTTCACCGGTGCACCCATAATACTCGCGGATTCGATAAATCTTTCCGTTTTCATCTGCCGCATACCATCCAACGCTAAAAGGTTTGGCGAACCCATAATCATATCCACGCCATATACGCCAATAGGATGGTATTCTGAACGGCTCTATAACGTGAGTCCACTTTCTGTCCTTATAGTGTTCCGGGTCATTTCTCCACTCTTTAAATACTTGTCCGGAAAAACTGTCCCACGAACCATACAATAATGCTTTACGCTCTGCCTCCGGCAGCATGGCAAGATTGTCCAAATAATAGGGGTCATTCTCTAGTAATTTTTTGTTATCAAATACCGATGATGGGATAAAGATTCTCTTTCGTTTCACCTGAATCTTTTTTCCGTCCGGGTCAAGAATTGTCCGTTCTTCGGTAATCGGTGTTTCCGGCGGTGCCGCTGTAATAAACCGGTCTTTCACCCATGCATGGCCAACACCGCCCGGATTGGCAGTTGCCCTCATGTATACACGTGTTCCCGGTCCGCTTGGACGATTACGGGAAAACATATATGAGTATTCCTCCCATGTGAAATGCGTCAACTCGTCAAAACCGATAAAATCATACGCAAGCCCCTGGTAATTTAATCTGTCTTTCACATGCTGCATGGTACCAAAAAAGATTTTCGCTCCAGACGGAAACGTCCATTTCTTATCTGTCACATTGTATTTCGCCTGTGGTACCACCGCTTTATACAATTCGTTAGAACGTAATATCAACTCTTGAAGCTGAGGATATGTCTTACGAAAGATAATACCTTTATAGTTTGGCACCTTAATCTGTCGCATTGCTTCACACAACATGGCATCCGATTTTCCTCCTCCTGCTGCCCCGCCATACAAACATTCATACTCTGGACGACACATAAAAGCACTCTGGCGTGGCTGTGGCGACCAAACAATTTTACTCATCCTCTGCCGCCTCCTTAACCGGAGTAAGTATCATTACACCTACACCATCCTCTTCGGTCTCAATCTTGTTCTCAACTTTTTCTCGCCACTTATCCGGTTTGCGGTTCTTCAACCAAAACACCTGTGCTCCCAGTTCCGGCGGATAATAAACCTCCTGGTCTACCATCACTACCTCTTCACGCTCACACTTACGTTTTCCGTTTTCGTATTCCACTTTTTTCACCTTAAAAGGCTTTTTCTCAACCCTGGTAAAACCAACCGCTTTTTTAAACAATTCATTCTCTACTTGTGCATCTGAAACTTCCCTCCCTTTTTTTAGGCGTTCAGAAAGTTCAGAATGTTCTTGCATGTATTTGTATAATGTTGTTTTGCTAATCCCCAGTTTTTCGGCTATTTGCGACATTACAAGACCTTCTCTTGTCCATCCCTCAATCAATTCCAAATAGGGTTCAACTTTTACGCTATATTGACTTTTTGCCATATCTGATACCCCCTTTTGGTCAGAATAACAAAATCTTTGCTATCTTTCCCCCCTAGTTCCCATACAAAAAGGCACCTGCCATTGACAGATGCCTCTCTCTAAACTAACCTTCGATTTTATAAAACCCTCTACAATACCAAGAACTAGCCGTTATTCCCTCTGCGTATGCATCATTGTACACATTTCGTCCATCTTCATCACCTGGGTGATTCGTACTAAACGGCGTTTCTTTTTGCGTATCGCCATTAATAACGGCTACCGGCATTACAGTAGACTGTCTGTTACGATTCGGCTCATACGGCAATCCTCCAATTCCGTAGCAGGCATACGCTCCTGTCGTAATAATTACACACTCAACCCAGACATAATCACCAACACGTATGTAATTACCAAAGCATATCTTTAAATAATTTGAATTTACGATACTTCCCGGTCCACTATACAAAATTGGCTCCCATGTTCCTTCTACTATTCTTTCTTCCAGTGCACCCAATCGGTTATTTACTGAATTGTTCTTCTTTTCCAATGCCGTTATACGACGATTAGTAGATAAGTCGCTCTCTATGTATTCCATATGCACTACTTCAACTACGTCTTCCGCATTGCTCTCACATATCAATACAGGCATTCCTTTTCCTGATTCAACTCTTAATATAACATCACTCTCCGCATTATCTACCGGATACAACCGCTCTACGGATACACCATAATCTTCGTTGACATCTTTCTGCACATGCCATACATAAACTCTCTGATTTGTCGTTGCATATATGGCATATTGTACTCCTTGATACGGATAACTGCTATCAATAAATGGTGCTAATGAGCTTGAACGGATATCTCCTTTTTCTTGAATTTTGAAATAGCTGCTTTCTAAAACTTTTTCCACGCGCATGGTGCCGGCAAACTGCAATACTACTTGATTTTTCCATGTACTGCTTTGTCCTTCAAAAGCCCCCACTTTTGTATCTACCCAGCCTTGTCCGTCATAATACTGGAACAGTCCATCATGTATACGCAATCCATGTGCCCCGTCACTGGAATGTGTTTCATGCAAACAATGCTCATGCATGGTGTCATTTACAATTTCTTTGTAGTTTTCAACTGCTGCCTCGTATTCATTCACCTTAGCCACCATCTCATTCAATGTATCCTGCATTTTCTGATAAATCGAAAGATAATCCGAACCGCCTTGGCATCTTACGGATTCCTCAACTCGAACCACGCAAGTATCTGTTGTTATCCTATCTGTCTTAGCTCCCGCATAACATCCAACAGTAAAATATTCCTGCATCATCACTTTGTATGGTACTTCACACTTACCATCTTCAATCAGAACCGGATAATTTTTTCCATTTGCCGTAAATACCGCTATTTGAATCAATCCATCCCATTCTGTTGGCAGGGAAAACTTTGCCTGCACATACTCTCTCGTATTTCCAACTAAATCCGAAATTGCTTCTGTGCATTCAATATGCTGACCAGTTACTTCAAAACTTATCGTTCTCATCTTCTCAACTCCTTTTTCTTTTAAGCATATCAATCATTCCTTCTGATTTCTCCCCTAATTCCCATAACTTTCATCCAGCATCTTACCATGTTTGCACCTTTCACAATTTTTATAGCAATGCTTTTCTTGAAAATCGAATTTGTCCTGTTCCGTCCGGAATCGTGTGCCGCATATAGTATGTTCTTCTAATCCCTCACACGTTATCATCTTTTCACTTTCCCGGATATAGTACGCGCACTCTGTCCGGTATATTCCCGGACCATAGTATCCTGCCATTCACTCACTCCTGTCCTGCTGCCTTTATTCTGTTTTATCTCCCTCCTGCATCAGCAAGAGGGAGACTTTTTTTACCATTTACCTTGAAATGTCCTTTCCAATATTGTTTTCTGTTCCATCAAATCTTCGTCCTTATCCCAACCTCTTGGAAGTAATCCGATTAACGATGTATTGTTTCGCCATAATAGTATTTTCCCAGACTCCTCTATCCTATATGGTCCTTCAATCTCCATGTCATCTGATGTTTTCGCACTTTCATCTATCATGTTGTACAATCCTTCATTGATTGGCGTCAATTCAGAGCCATTTGTTAGAAGTCTGCTAATTACCCCAAACTTCGGTTCCTCAATAAGCAGATTGGTTTCTTCCAGATATTCGTCCGGTTCTTTTTCGGCTAAAAGAATCTTCATCTCGTCTGGTACCAACTGCTGCCGTGATTCATTTTTATGTATTCGGACATATTCATCTCGTGGCAAATCTCCAATAAGTTCAACAAGAGCCGCTTTTTCAGCATTAGGGAAAAATTGTTCTTGAACGGCCACAAACCAATAGCCCCCAACAATGTAATACACTTTTGCCTTTTCACTGTGTCCGACACTCAAATTGTCATTTTTATAGGCTTTCTTTAAAAGTTTCTTAAATATACTCGTTTTAATAAACATAATCTATAACCTCCTTTATTCATCGATATAGGTTGCCGCCATGTC